AACATTGATGAACTAAGTGATGACAACAAACATATCTTTGAGATGAAGATACTTGGCTTAAGAACTATACATCAGTTCTTGGGCGCATTACAGCAAGAGAACTATTTGAAAGAATACAAAGCCGGTTTAACTACTGAACTTAAGGGTAGTATTAACATTGACGTTCACGAAAGACTTGATGGACTAACACAAGAAAGCATTGTACACTAATATGAGTCAGTTTCAAGGACTAATTGATAAGCCGTTTTATGTTGGGCACATAAAGAACTTTGATAAAATGGTAACAGAACTATCGCCACATATGAATGAGTATGAGATCGACCAATGCATCAGCTATATGTTTACATTACAAGATACAAAATACGATATCAACCCAAGCCCAGAAGATTGCAAGACGCAATTGCAGATTATGTTTGGTCGTGATAGATTCTTAGAGCTTACACAACAATGGGGCGCAAAGAATCAAAAGTTTCTAAGTGTGTTCGGCACATTGAAGTTCAAAGAAAAAGCTACTGGCAAGTTCTATGATGGATTAGACGAGACAGACGATGTTAATAACTATGAGAAAATATATATATGATGCATATGCAATATTGGTCTGCTGAATTATGGAATAGGTTATTTCCTATTATCACTATGGGCAATCATATTGATGTAGTAAACGTTTATAAATATTTAAAAACATTACCGAGCAACGATAGAATAGTAACACTGTTAAATGAGCAATGCGTAGACAAATTTAAAAAGTATGGTATAGACCATAATTATATATTTTAAGGAATAAAATGAAACAATGGTTTAAAGGTGTATGGATGAGAATGCGTAAGAGCACACTACTACCAGGCAATACAGTGTTAGTGCCTATGACTGATCTACCGCGCGGATCAAACATCACAGTAACTACACCAACAACGGATGAATCAATTGTGTCTGCTGGAACCAGCACCCCCGTTATTGAACAAAAGCCCAAGCGCAAATATACAAGGAAAACAAGTGATGTTACCAATATGTGAAAGATTAGGTGCTTAATGGAATACGGATTCTTTGTAGGTCATTGCATATGCGATTGGCGCTTTACAACATTGCTTAAGTTAATTCGTGATAGTGATATTACTGAAGTAAAAAATATTCGTGAACAGCATTTAATGTTTAAGCGAAACCCAAAATATGACCGTGTAGAGACTGCACTGAAAGAGAGATTAGAATGATAAATTACGACCAAAACATTGTCAACGATAGTTTGACTAACACACTTGATCTTGCTACACCAATACCTGTTATAACAAAGAAAAAACCAGGTGGTGCAAGAGTTGGCTGTGGCAGAAAGAAAGGCTCAACACAGAAGTTAAGTGCTCAAACTATTCTTGCCGCTATAGAAGATCGTGACAAACCCTTTGCTGAAGGCTTTGCCGAAGACTATCACTCTGCACGTATGGGTGATGATAAGCATCTGTTACAAAAGTATCAGAGCATGATACTGAATAAAGTTATAGCAGATAAGCAAGAGATTGACCACACTACATTAGGTAAGTCAATGAACAATAACTTTGTGTTTCCAACAAAAGAACTACCAGATTGGAAAGACATTCCAATCAGTTTCAGTGTGAATGAATAATATTGAGGTTCCACTTTATGGTGAACAAGCAACAATATTAAATGATTGGCTCACTACTGACAAACATTGTGTGGATATTGTTCCAGTGGGTAGTGGTAAGACATTTCTTGCCAGTATCGCACTACCATTATTTGCCAGTGATGAGAGATACCATAAAGGTAAAGACATAATCTATAGTGCGCCAACAGGTGCAATGATTAAGTCACTAATCTGGGAGCCACTGAAACATAGTTGTATGAATCATTTTGGTTTAGTTGATGGTAAAGATATCAACAACAGTGAGCTTACAATTAAGTTTCCCAATGGAGTGTTCATTCGCTGTAAGAGTGCCGAGCAAAGAGAAAACTTACGTGGATTAAACGTAGGAGTATGGGTAGCAGATGAGGCTGCATTGTATACGCAAGATACATTGCAAGAAATTACAAATCGTTTAAGACCCAGAGTAGGTCAACCAGACACGCAAGGTCGATTGATTGTGATAAGTACGCCTAATGGTACAGGTCCACTACACGATTTGTTTACATTAGCACTAGAGAATAGTGAGATGTATGTTGTAAGACACTACAACTAATTACAAATGCGCTCAGGCAATCGTGACTTCATTGAAGAACAAAAACGAATCATCAGTCCATTAAAGTTTAATCAAGATTACATGTGTCAATGGGAAAGTGTCAGTGATGCTTTCTTTTATACATGGGACAGACACAAATACACACGTGAAATTGTAGACTTTCATGGTGATCTTTATACATTCCATGACTTTAATAAAAGGGTAATGGCGGCTGTTGTTGCCCAAGTTAAAAGAGTTGGCTATAAAGATGGCACAATAGAAATATTAAAAACTTATGCGATACCAGATTGTAGCACAGAAGGTATTGCTGATGCGATTAGACAAGACTTTCCTAAACGCAGAATCAATAGTATTATTGACATGAGTGGTACACAAGTCAATCGTGACACTACAAGTCCCTTTGGTGTAACAGATAAGATCATATTAGAAAAGTATGGCTTTACAATTGTGAACACACGTAAGAGTAATCCTCTCATCACTGATACTGATAACACTAGCAATGCGTTTATAAATCGTGGTGGCTTAGTCGTTAGTCCTGATGATAAGTTTTTATTAGAAGCATTACAGACATATCATTTCGAAGATGCAAGTCGTAAGAAGCTAGTAAAGTATACTGAGAGTAGATATGCACACATTGACGGCTTAGGTGATTGTATAAGATATGGCATTCATCATCTGTTCCCAATACAGCATGAGAATATTCTAGGATTACATGAGTATGTTGGTATGGATCAACGATTTGCTAAGAGTAATCGTCCTGGCTTAGAACACATGCCTGATAGTCCATTGTATCCTGGTGGTCCAAGTTGGGAAGAAATAATGAACGGCGATGTTGTAGAAGATCATCAAGTATGGAGTTAACATGGGTAGACCAATAAGTGGCTTAAGTTTATTAGAACGACTATTAAGTAAAATCATAATCGATAGTGTGACAGATTGCTGGGTATGGCAAGGTGGTAAACAGAATATTGGTTACGGAATGATTCGTGATGACAATAAGATGCGTACAACTCATCGTGTGAGTTATGAAGAACATATAGGTAAAATACCTGCAGGATTGTGCGTCCTGCATACTTGTGACAACACCCTCTGTGTGAACCCCAATCATCTATGGCTAGGAACATTGAAACAAAACACACACGACATGATGGCTAAAGGCCGTGCTAGGCACTTTGGTGATGGCATGAAGGGTAAGAAGCAACCTACAACTTATTGCATTCATTGTAATAAAAACCAACCTAACAATTTATTCCCTAGATTTCATGGTGATAACTGTAAGAGTAAGATATAAATAATAAATACAATATCTACTAAATGCCGATTTATGTGAGAACAATAACAATATGAAAACGAAAGCAGACCTATTAAAGCGTAACCCAATATATTCTAGCATCTACAATGAGATGTTGGCGTATCAGTATGCATATCTTGGGGGACTACCTTTTAAGATGTTTGTGCGTAAGAAAAGACCTAGTGAAGATAGTACACTCTATCAAGACCTAGTTGCTAACACAATTGCACAACCTATCTGTCGCTACATTGTTGATACAATCAATGATGTATTGTTTGAGCCAGGTATTAAGCGCAATATGCAATTCTGTACTCCAACAGGTTCACAGATTAATCCTAAGAACACTGAATGGGCAGACTTATTCTTATTAGATGCTGACTTGACTAATCGCAGTATGAATGGATTCATGGAAAGTATCGGTGATCTAACAAGTATATATGGACATTGTTGGGTTGCAGTTGACATGCCACAACAAGGACAGGGTGATTTAGGTCGTCATTATGTTTGCGCTATCAATCCATTGAATGTATGGAACTGGGAGTTTGACTATTATGGTGGTCGTCCAATGCTTAAGTGCGTTACAGTTATGGAATTGGAAGAACAAGAATATTACCACATCAAATGCTATAACCTAGGTGATGCAGTCACTCCCTCATATTGGGAAAGTTATCAAGTACAAAAAGGTCCTAGCAACATGGAAGAACCCTGCAGGTTAATTGGCAGTGGTCAGTTTCCACCAGGTATGAGTCTACCAATCTTTATTGCATATGGTCGCAGAGATCCAAGAACAATCGATTTAGGCATCAGTGATATCGATGCAGCCAGTGATGCAATGCGTGAATATTACAAACTAGAATGCGAAAAGTATACAGCATTACAGTTTGCTCACACAATCATTCGTGCTGATAAAGGCATTAGTATTCCAGTACATGCCGGCGCCATTGTTCGTGCTAATGAAGGACAAGTAGAAGCTATTGCAATTGACACAGGAGATGTTGATGCAATCATTAGGGCACAACAAGATATATTAGAACAGATTGAAGCATTGACTGGTTTAGGTGGCTTACGCACAAGTAAGAACCAAATCGCATCAGGTGTTGCTATCATTGAAGAACGCAAACAATTACATCGTTTAGCTAAGAGTAAAGCAAGATTGATGGAAGTCACAGAAGAAATGATCTATACATTTGCCGCACGTTTTATGAACGTTCGTTGGGCAGGTGAAGTTAACTATAACACAGACTATGAAGCACATGATACAAACTATAGAATGGCTATCATCAAGAGTGCAAAAGATTTAGTTGGTGACAATCCAATGATTCAAGCATTGATTACAAAAGAAATTATTGGCATGCTTGCTCCTGACACTGCAATACCAGAATATGAAACAGCATACATCAACACTATCGCTGATCCAGACTTAAGAACACTAATGACTGAGCAAAACAATGAAGTTCTCAGTAGAGATTTAGAAGCAAGCATGATACCAGAACATGATATGTATGGTGAAGATGATAACGATGAAAACGAAAACGAATCAGACTCATCATTTGGTAATGATGGTAATGCAGAATTACTAGGTGGTGCAGGTACCCCTGTTACAAATATTGGAGTAACTTATTATACAAATCAAGTAGCTCCAGTAATACTAACAGGAATGAACACGGGCAGGTAAAAAGTCATGTTTTTTACTAAGCATAAATACATTACACAATCGCTAACTACGTAAAGTTAAAGGAAAAAATTAAATGGACAATCAACTCGTTGGCAACGATGTAGCCCCTGTAACTGCACAGGACTCTATGAGTGAAGCAGGAGAGCAAAACGTTAACCCAGGTGCTATTCGTAAAAGCACAACTCAGTCATTATTGACTGCATTATCAAACGCAAGCGGAACACAA